CGAGATGGCATTGCAGCAGAACCAACGGAAGATGCAGAGCCAAGAGGGATTGATGAAGGCATGGCAGGAGTCCGGTGGAGATCTCGAAAAGATGGTCACGCTGGCGCCCCAGTATGGGGTGCTGCCGGATGACCTGGCCGGCGTCCAAAAGCACTTTGCCGATCTCGCCCACACTCGGGCACAGACGAAACTCTATGGTTCGCAGGCCGACAAGGACGCCCAGGAAGCGCTGGACAAAAAACACGATCTGCTCTACAACACCTATTCCCCGCTGCAGGAGGAAAAAGATCCCGCGAAGCAGCAATTTATGCTCGGGAAGATCAATCAGGATCTGGTTAACCAGGGCTGGAATCCAAAGGACCTTCTACCGTGGAACGGGCCGGATACCATCCCGCATGCAATGGCTGCCTACACCACGATGAATGGAATCAAGACCCGGGCGGAGGCGGCCGAGAAAGAGGCGCAGCGGAAGGAGGCCGAAGCCAGGACCACAAAGCTCGGACTGGAGACAGCAGACCTTAGGCGCAACCAGGCCATTGCCGAGATCGAGACGGCGATCGATCCCGACACAGGCGTCCCGTCTCCCAAAGAGTGGTCCAGAATCCAGCAGAAATATTCAGACGTTCAATTGGCGCCGGGAATTCCGACCGCGGCATCAGTCAATCGGTTTATTCGCAGCGGAGTGGCGGTAGAGAAACAGCCGGAATTCGATATCAAGAGCATGCAGGCTGGACTCGGACTGTTGGGTAATGACAAGTGGGATCAGTACCTCGGAAGGTATGCACAGAGCATCGGCAAACTGCCAAAAGATCTGAACTTCCCCGAATTCCAGAAGGTGGCGAAGCAGTACGCGACCGACACACAGAACCCGGAATTGGTGGCCAGCATACTCGCCATGCGTGGAACACAGCAACTATTGGGCCAGGCACAACTTGAGGCCATGCCTCCCGCCGAGGAAATCGAGGCCTCAGGCGCGGATTTGGCGGAAGGCAGGGTCACCCCGGACCAGATCCGGGAATGGAGGGCGGGGCGGATCGCATCGGGACCGAAGATCATCCAGGCAGCCAGAAGATATGCCGCGGCCCACAATATGCCATTCAATCTCGCCAATCTGGAAGTCCAGGCGGACACGCGCCTGGACACGGAGAAGAAGTTTTCGACGGGTCCGGAAGCTCAAATGATTCGATCTTTTGGCAACCTGATGGGTCACACCGGCCTGCTCTGGGATGCCAACGAGGCATTGGGCAAAAACGATCTGCCCATGATGCAGAGGATAGCCAATGCATTAGGTACGGCAACGGGTGGAGATCTGCAAACCACTTACGACGCCATCGCGGCTTTCGTAAAAGATGAAGCGGCCAAAGCATTCCTGCCAAGCGGAGGAAGTCAAGGCGAGCGCGAGGAAAAGGCCTTATTGTACGGCAGCAACCTGGGCTACCAACAGCGGAAGAACAACATCAAAACCTTGATGCATCTGGCGGATGAACAGAGAAAGGGTCTGGAAGATCAGTACGAGGGAGGCACATTCGGCAAAGGTCAGCGCCAGGGTAAGTTGTTCCGTGCAGAAAGCTTGGCACAACGGGACCGGATATTGGGCGTGCCTCAGCGGGCGCCGAACCCGCCGGCATCGATTCCAGCGAACGCGATCAAGGAATACAGCCCAAGCCGCAAGCAGTGGCGCTACTCCACTGATGGAGGAAAGACATGGCAACTAGTACCACGAACCCAGCAGTAGGCGTTGAGGACTGGGCCAGAGTCAATCCGGGTCAGCCCACGTCCGGTGCGGAAGACTGGCAGCCGGTCGAAGTCTCACCGGAGGGATTCGCGATTTATCGGGTGACGACAGGCGAGAACGACCACCAAAAGCCTGGAGTGCTGAGCCGGTTCTTTCACTCGGCAATTGGTGCCATCAACCCGATACCGGGAATCGAGGAGTGGTGGGACCGGATGGTTCACGGTGGCGAGCACAACAAAGCCATCACCGATGCTCTGCATGTGGGGATTCAGGCCCGCGGCCGTGCCATGACTCCGGAGGAACAGCAGATGTTTAACCGGGGGCTGGAAGCGATGGGCAAGCAGGACGTGGGGCTTACGCAACCTCCTATCGTCCCCATGGAGATGCATCCAGCGGTGACAGCCGGCGTACAGATGCGGCAAGGGGATATCGCAGGTGGACTCGGCACATTGGCGGGCGCGTATGGTACTCCATATGCGGTAGGGAAAGGTCTCCAACAGATACCGAAGGTAGTGACGAGGCTCCAGGAGCCAATACTCAGGACTCGGCTGAATGAAGTGGATGCTGCCAGCCAGAAGTACCTGGAGGAGCACGGCATCAATACCCCGTTATCGATGCAGACCGGCAACGAGGTCATGCGTGACCTTGAGGGATCGACGCTGCATTCCGTAGGGGGCGGATATGCACGAGAGCAGAGGCAAGCGACCAGGGATGCGGTAAGGAGTCTTGCTCAACGGGAACTCGAAACAATCCATCCGGAGCCGGTAGCTACGGAAGAAGCTGGAACCGCGATACAGAAACAGATCACGCAAAACATCGAGCGGCAACGGGCCGGTATGGCGGAAAAGGTTCATCCGGAACCGATGACGCCGGAGTTGGCCGGCAGGAACGTCATCAACCGGGGCAAGCAACTCATTGAGGGATACGACCGGGAAGCTGATGCCGCGTATAAGAAAGCCTGGGAAGCAGAGCGGGATCCACGCAATATCCAGGAGTTCTCAGTACGCGACAGCGAAGGCAATGTCGTTCGCAACGCAGACGGCACGATCAAGACCGAGCGGATGGCCCTGGCGATTGACATGACGGATATTCAGAAGGCCCTGAAACCAATCGCAGATCGCTACGAATACACACTGCGCGACACCGACGCGCGCGCCAGTCTCGGTCTGAAGGCCATGCGGAACATCATCAATGGGCCGCGGTTCAAACCGGCGAGTGCGGCAGAACTCGACCTAGGAATGTTGAAGGATGCTGCACGCACGGAAAAGGGACTGTCCGCACTGCGCGATCCCAGCCAAGGATTGGCGGCACTGTCGGTGCAGGAACTCCAGGAAGCCATCGACGCCAGGATGGCTCAGGCTGCATATCCCGGTTGGGATCGGGCGAGCGGGACGCCCAGTCCTGCTCTTGAGCACCTGCGCGCCGGCAGGGCAAATACGGCGAAGAAATACGACGTACAGGATAAGTTCTCTTCATTCGGAAAGCAGAACATCGAAGAGTTAGAGCCGGTAGGGGTATACCGCGGGTTGACCTGGGAAGGGGATGCCGGCATCAAGCGAATGCGCCAGATCGCGCAATTCGCGCCGGATCAGATGCCGCAAGTCGGGAGGGCATTTATTGACGGGGGGGGGAACTGGGAGCGGTTGGGGCCGGAAACGAAAAAGATTCTTTTCAAGGATCCGCAAGTCATTAAGGGCCTGGATGCGTATTACAACGCCAAGGAGACCTTCGATCCACTGATCGAGATGAAGGAGCCTGTGGCTCTGTTTGACAGAATCACGCGCGCCAAAGGGCGGGCGAACCAGATCCTGCGCGAAGTAAGGGATCAATCCCCAGATCAGATGCCGAAGGTAGGCAGGGCATTTCTCCAAGGACTGCTGGACGATATCCAGGCCAAAGGCGATCTCAACAATGTAAAGAGCAACGTCAAGAAGTGGTTCAACCTGGACGATGAATCCAAACTCATGCTGGCGAGCGAAGGCGGAGCGGCCCCATTCCCGGCAGCTTGGCAGAGGGTAAAGGACTGGAACAATCTCCTGCATTCCCTGGAACGGCTGGCTAATGAGCCGAATCCTTCCGGATCCGGCTATATGGTGAATATTGGCCGGCTGAAAAGCGCCGTAACTCTGGGGCTAGCGGGCACGCTGGGCGGACTTTCCGGAGTTGGTGGACATGGCGGTACAGTCGGCGCAGGTCTCGGATTATTAGCCGGCGCAGGCCTGGATGTACTCTCCAACAAAGTGTTGGCGCACATGCTCTATAACCCGAAGTTCACTCGGCTGCTCACTAAGGGAATCCAGATGCAGCTCAAGGGGAACATGGCGGGGGCGAGGCTCACGCAGAACTCTCTGCGCAAGATGATCGATGAGGAGGGGGCACCGGCAGAGGAACCGCAGGCTAAGAAGTAGGCCAATCTCTATTCTTCTTATGATGCCTGACCAGCAGCCATATATAAACAATCCAGATGAGCACGTAGAGTGGAAGAAACATGCACAGCCAAAGAAAAATAGAGTAAATCACCTCAGTAGCAACTCCTCATAGCTATAAGAGTACTGTCCAGGAAGTGTAACGTTATACGCATCTGCGATATTGTTCCCACAGCGCAATATCGCCTGTCATTTCCGGTCTAAGAATATCAATAGTCCAAATAGAATCCAGCCGGCCACCCATAGAGCGACTCCAGCAGCCACCAATCCTAGACCAAATTTTAATCCTTCAATCATTGAGAATCTCCTTATTTGCCTTCCACTTTAACCAGGGCTTCTAAAGCGTCTTGCGTATCGATCTCGGCTTCCCAGTAGGAGACGAGCGTATCTCGGTTTAGCTCGATCCACGATTTCAATCGATCGAAAGCGCCGGCATCGATCTCTCCATCAATGACGTGAATCTCTGGACGGATGCCCACAGAGATCATCTCGCCGGGTATCGCCTTGGCATTGGCTGATACATTGACGCGCACGTCATGCCGCGCACCGCCGCGCACAGAAATCCAGACCACGAACGGCAGGCCGGTATGTTTTGGGAATAAATTCGCCATCTCGAATGGAGCCTCAATCATTTGGTGGTGTGCTCCTCAATCCAGGCCTTCGCACACAAGTTGCATTGCATCATCTCGCGCAGCATCGCTATTCCCTTGGTTCCGATCACCTCGTGACCGCAGGATAGGCGTAATCGATCGTAGTGGGCGCTGGACACGATGCCGTGGATTTCCCGCAGGAAGTCTCCAGTGGCGTACTTGCCTTCTGCTTTGGTCATTGCCTCGTTGCGCGTCATTACTTTCGATCCAGGCGCTGAATCAGTTCCCCGATTGCCCCCACCAGATCCCCGATCCGTTTGTCCATGACCTTATCGCGTGCCGCGATCTCGGCACGCATCTCTGCCATGCCTTCGTCATGCCGGCGCTGACTCTCCCGGTCGCGATCTTCCATCCGTTTCCAGATAGCGGCGATATCCTGCTGCTGTTCCCGCCAGAGGCGCCGGTTTTCCTCGTAGTCTTTTTTGGCCTGCTCGATGTGCATGGCAGTGACATGCTCCAGCCGGTCGATCCGCTCGTCAATGGTCATTTCGCCTTCTTCCCCCAGCGGGCCGCAGCTCCTTTTTTTGCGATCTTCTTTCGCTCTTTCAGGCTGAGCATCGACAGTCCTTTAGGAACCTTCGCCTTCCCGCCGCGGCTTCCCAATTCTACTGCTGCTGCGTTCTTCTTCCCCATCATTCGTGATGCTACCACAATCGCTTATTGTAGCTCCAGATTTCACCCCTATTGACTAGTTTACTTCTACCGCTTATTGCATACTGAATTCATGGCATCAAAAGACACCGGCCGGATTACGCTCTTCCGCAACAGCACCGGCTGGAATGCACAGTTCAGCGGAGAGGTGGCAGAGCCTATCCTCTTCGCATTCGGGACAGACATTCTCCCGATTTCCTACATGTCCTCAGCGCCGGCCACCCAGGTTCAAAAAGAGATCCAGGCGAAATGGCCCCGGTGCATCGTTGGGGTTCAGGAGCAGTGAGGCACTACCAGGTAGTAGAAATCAACGGCAAGCGGGAGACGGTGATTTCCCGCCATGCCAGCCGCTGGGAGGCGTCCCAGGCGAAGAAACGGCTGGAAGGCACACTTACCGGCCGCCTGATTATCCGGGTGCGGTATGAGCGACTGGCGTACTAGACGCTGGCTGATGCGCGAGGTTCACGGGGTGGAGATCGCCCGTGAACGGCGCAAGAGCGTCATCTCCGCACTGGGCAACAAACCCGCCAGGGACTGGAAGTATCGGGCCTGGATTCGTTCCCTCCCATGCGCCTCCTGTGGCCTGGATCCGGCCGGCGAAGCCGCACACACGGGCAATGACGGAGGCATGTCGCAGAAGGCGTCAGATTACACCTGTGTCCCATTGTGCCGCGATTGCCATACCCTAACGCCCTATGCCTATCACCGCATCGGAAAAACGGCTTTCGAAGTCTGGCGTAATGTCTCTCTCGCGGATTTGGTAAAAAGGTTTAATCGGCTCTGGTTTCACCCGCGCCGGTCTGAATACGAGTAATAGGATGGCACTGGATGAATACCTTAGTGGGAATGAAAGAGAACGGAAGCAAGTTTCTGGCGCTGGTTTTAGAACCAGGGAAGTTTCATGGCGCCAGTATTTGGGAGCTGCGGGAGAACTCGGATCAGGAAGCATCGGCTAATTATCCTATCGCCATTGCCTGAGCCTCTTGGCACGTTGTTCCGTAGCCTCGGACATCAACTCCGCGTAGACCATGGTGCTACGAATGTTCACATGTCCCACATGCTGCCGGACGTCCATAATCGATTCCCGTTGATCAGAAATCAGATGAGTACAGCAGGTGTGCTTGAAGCAATGCGGGTGAGCTTTCTCCGCGGGAATCTGGGCCCACGCGCAGTATCTTCGCATCAGAAAGAAGATTCGTTTCCGGGATATCGCAGAGCCTTTCTGGGATGGAAATAGCGTTCCCGGTCTAATTCCGCGCTTACGGAGCCAGGCGCGGACAGCAAATGCCGCGGTCGGCACCACGGCACACTCTCCAGAGACCGATCCCTTCAAGCGGTGAATATAGATCCGGTCGAGTTCCATGGTCGAGCCTTGGCGGTAATCGGACATTTGCAACCGGCCGATTTCGCTAGCCCTCAGTCCATGGTGATAGAGCAAGCGGAAGATAGCTCGATCCCTGGGTGACTCGATGACCTTAAAGAATCTCTCCTTCTCCGGGATGGTGAGATAGGGTGGCAGCTTTCTTTCACGCCGTCGCCGCCTACCAGAAGTGGACTTAGATTTATGCCCGGTTTTATTGGGGTTTTTGCAAAACGGGACATTATGGTTGTAATGTCCCGTTTTCGGCTTTTTAGGCGTCGTTTTTCCCATGTTTCCGCTATTTTAGCGGAACCAAAAGTCTGTCGTAATGTCTCGTTTCTGGAGTGGGCAAAATCGACCAAAATTTGCTCGCTCCGGCGCCCGCGGCGGCGCACTCTAAGTTACACAAAAGATACGTCTAAAGGGGGGCCGGAAACTTCCCTTTTTTCTTCTCTACGTTGTGGCAAAGTTCTGTCAGTAAGAGTAAACTACCAGGCAAGCTATTCCCTTATTGTGGGGTCCGGGACAGGGGAGATCGCCTTTCGACTTTCCGGCGATCTTCCCGATCCCTCAGACATCAATTAGACTTGTCTGAGACGTCTGAGACATGACACAAATTGATTATTCTACGTGGATTACGAAGCAGGACGCGGCCCAGGCCATTGGCGTCCATACCAAGCAGATCGAGCGCTTGGGGCAGGAGGGAAAGCTCCAGGTGAGGAAGTGGAAGCGTCCGACAGGCGGCACGCCGATCGTGGTCTGCCATCCCAAGGACGTGGAACGGCTCGCCAGGGAGCGTAACCCTGAGAACGGCGCGTTTCTGGTTCCGGCACTGAAGGAGCCAGCCGATAACGGTGCCCAGGCCGTAGCGGTCCGGCCATCGGTAGAGCAGTTTCTGGACGCTCTAGCAGCCGCAGTAAAGACCCGTGAGACGATGTCTGAGACGTCTGAGATACGTCTACCTCTATGGCTCACCCTTCAGCAGGCAGTGGACTACAGCGGGCTTCCGAAGGCAACACTAGTCCACATGATCGCGACCGGAGAACTAAAGGCCAGGGATGTAGGAGCTGGGCGCCGCGGCGGCCGCTGGAGGATCTGCAAGGCCGTGCTGGAGGAGTTGAGGTAGACTGGCCGGAGCATGGTAAAGACATATGGCATCGGCGCACTCTCTGGCTTGATGGCAGTGCTGGTGATTCAGATCATGCCGCAGAAATGGGTGCAAGAGACGGCGGGAATCCTGGTAGGGCTGGGAGTGAGTTTTGGCGTGAGTTCGATGATGGAATTACGTTCGAAGCTGGAGGAGTTGACCGCATTGAGAATCCGTCTGCTGGACGATCAGATTAAAACAGACCTGGAGAAGTGGTTTGGATAGGGATCTGTAAGGCAGTGCTTGAGGAGTTGCGCTAGTCCTGGATGGAATCGGGTACTCGTTCTGCCAGGGCTTCTTCAATTGCAAGTTCCAGTGCGTCTGCTACTTCATCTGCAAGTTCCGTAGAAGAATTGCCGTATTCGTAGCTACGCAGGGCCTGTAGGGCACTGGTCGCGATCAGAATGAGCCGTTTGGTTGCGGGCGTCATAGCGAAATGGATTCCTTAGAGATGTCGCGCTTGCCCAGGAAGTGGATACAGCGCTAGTTCATCATGTCTCCCATTCTGCCAGTGCATCTTCAATCAAAGGAGCATCCCCGCCATATCGCCGATACAGAATATCTCACGAGCTATGGTTAATGGGAGGATCTTGGACGAGGTGCCTTTATCTTTCAGAAAAGTTAGGCTCATCGACTCCACGGACTGGGTGCGCTTCAATATTCGGTGGACGGACGCCGGGCTAATTCCTAACTTTTTACCAATTGCTCGCGTGCTCATTCCATCCCTGGTCATGGAGGCCACTTTCAGGGGATTCGCGGTCACCCTTGGCCTGCCATTGAACCGGCCCTCACGCCTCGCTTTTTCCAAACCCGCCTTAGTCCTCTCCGACCGTGTCTTTTTACTGGGAGACGGCGCATGTCGTGGATGTCTTGCAGGAGTATATTTTCTAGAGATTCCATGGCATCTCTTGTTTTTCCTCACCGAATTCATGCAGCCATCACCAAAGCGAGTATAGGCCTGGATCGATCCTTCCTCAAACAGCGGGTGGCTCGAGCCTGTTCGCGCCAGGCAAGATAATCATGGTGCCGATGGCAACGCCGGCATAACGCAGCCAGGTTCTCCTCCTGGTCATGGGTATTGTCTTGATCAAGGTGCGCGACGTCCAACCGTCCGGCTACAGTGCAATGCCGGCACTGGTAGTGGTCACGTTCCAGGATGCGAGGTCTGGTCTGTGCTCGCCAGCGATACCCGTAGGGGCTCATAGGAACGTAGTTCTCTACTCTTTCTACCGCACTCCGTAGAGGCCATCAACTGACGGCAGTAAGGGCAAAGTACCTGGGAGGGGTCTGCGACGCAATGTGCGTTCAATATGCCCCCTTTGCGGGCTATTCCACAGAGCGTCCAGTCTTCCGCCGTCTCCTGATATTTCGACCAGGCTCGCACCGATGGCGATCCACAGAACAAATGAATATTCTTCGTGCATGGATACTCAATCGCCCGTTTTTTGGCCCAATCCAGATGTTCGCTGCGAGTCATCAGAGGCGATTGTATCAATCAGAAGCTGATGAAAGGCCCACGAGCATCTTTCGAGGTCATGAGCCCCAGGATCGTGCTCTAAACCGCAGGACGGGCATATCCAGTGGATTTGTGCGGCGGGAGGATGTGGAGCAAGGATCATGGCCTTCTGATTCAACCTAGGCCGTAAATCGTGCCAAGAAACAGCATTCCTTAAGCTACTGCCGATTGTCGCTCGGCCACAAATCCGATTAATTGTCGGCAATAAGGGCAGGAGATCTGGGAGGGATCTTCAGATGTAATGGAGAGCTTTCCTGTGCGTCCATCAGGTACTCTACAGATGCCGCACAATGTCCATCTATCTACGGTCTCCTGATATTTCGACCAGCAGCGGACTATAGGAGCCCCACGGAACAAATGGATCTTGGGATCAGACCGGGACCCAAACATCACTCACCTCCCCCGAGATTTAGCGAGGTTCCGGCCCCGGTTTTAAGCGGTTGGACGTTCTCATTTTGCACCTGAAGGTCCGGATGTGTCCAGCCCAGACCTTCCTGATATCCATGGCCGGCGAGCGGATGCAGAGCCCAGTCGGCCGGCGTATGCAGACGCCGTTCAATGCACGCTGGACAGTCCGTAATCGTCATCGCCGCCATAAGACGTCTCAAGTTTACGCAAGTCTCGGCCGGTTTGGCATTCGTTGCAGTAATCATCGGCGGCCAACCTTCCAGATCCTCCGCAATTGTGACAACGATTTACATACATTGGCTCAATATTCCGGAAGCTTTCCGCGGTTACCCGGCGAGGCGCCGGAATCGGTTTCGGGCGCGAGTCAAGGAAAACCGGTTCACGGCCGGCGCGGATTGCTTCGATCTGTTCGGGATAGTCGCGTATATCATGCGTGAGAGCTTGTGCCCAAAAGGTTTTACTGTGCTCTCGTTCCTTCCGTCCCTTGATGTCATCCAGTTCAGCCTGTCCTGCGGGCGTATCGTAGTAAACGGCCATTTTCAACGCTTCGATTTTGCTCTCCAACATATCAGCCTGAAATTTGGCTTTGCGCTCGGCCGTACTGAGCGGAACTGCCTTCTTTAAGAGTTCGTTTTTGAAGCTGGTATCAGGCGGACCATACTCCTTTTCCCATTGTTCGACTTGGGAAGGTTTCTTTGGCAGGAACCGATCGCGGGTATCCCGCGCAAGATCTTTGATTTGACCAGGCGTTGGGCAGTCGTGATCAAACGATGCTAATACGTAATCCGCATGTGTAAGGCTGACGCATGCGGCTTGTATTGTTCGTGCTAACTGAGCTTCCGCCGCTGGCTCCGCACTGTAGAACCTCAATGCAGCGAGATGAAAACGGATCTTTGCAAGAGCGATCTTGTCATTGATTGCAGATGGTTCGGGATTCATGACTCCTCGCTCTGGCTACGCATATATGCGAGCACTTCGTCTGCAGACTGTAATTGTTTGCCGCCATGAATTTTTTCCATCCGCGGCGGCGGATCTGCATCGTAGGCTTTATCGCGCAGGAACGTGCTGGCAAACGGAATCCATTTGCCACCAGCATCTTGCCATCGTTGGCAAGTGAGGTAGACGTTGAGAAGACCGGAGAGGGCGCGTTTCTGGGCGGCGGGCGGAAGAGCCTTGAACAGGGCTTTGGCTTTCGCCTCATCTAAGCGGTGTTTGGGGTATGCAGCTTTGAATTGCGCGAAGGTATCCGCGGGTGCCGGTTCCGGAGGAGATTCATCCTTCTTTGGTGCTGGTGTTGGTTCCGGATTGATTGGAGGAGATTCCTCCTCCTCTTCCCTGGGTTCTGTAGGGCTATCAGGCGGAACCTTTATGGAAGGCTGAGGAGGAGGATCTTCTCTACTAATAGAACTATTAAAAGAAATAAGGATAAGGCCCTCAGCAGCAGCGTGTTCCAGCAACTTCTTGTAGCTGGTCCTGAGGTCTTTTAGATCAGATTTCCAGCGGGTACTGGCATCATTCAGGAACTCAATTGCGCGGGTCCTAGCAACTTGATCCTCGGGAAGCTGGTCTGAGGTAATTGTGAATTTTCCCACATGCCAAGTTGCTGGTACCGGCAACTTGACGGGCTTCTCTGGAAGGCGGGGCTCTTGAACAAAATACATCACTCGGGCGCGGGATGCACCTGGAATCTGCTCTCCGAACCGGATGGCGCCTAACTCTGCCAGTCTGGCGGCGGCACGACTGAGTGGCGCCTTCATTTTTTGGGGGTCGAGCCCCAGGACGCCGGCAAGGTCGGTGAGTTTGGCTGGCACCGCAGCCCCGTGTTCTTTGACGATCCAACCCCTCTCGTCCTTCTTTACCACCATGTCACTGACGGCCGGCCCACAACGCGACCACAGAACAATTGCCCAAAATAGGCGGGAATCCAGGCATTCAGAGGTCTCCATGCGGTGGATGACGACCTTGCGGGACAGGTTGACGAAATGGTTCTTGGGGGTCGATGAAGTTGCTGGTACCGGCAACTTGATCTCTTGTTCAGCTATTGAGGCCATCCGCTTTTTATCCTTTTTTGCTTTTTTCAGTACACTGGCTAAAAAAAGCAGCGGATGGGGAGGAGATCTATGGCAGAATAAAGAAGTCCTGGCCCTCTCCACTGCTGTAGCGTCGAGCCTGCCTCAGCCCTGCGATTTGTCCGTCAAGATTTGGTCGCAGTTCTAAAAGCGGTTCGAAATAGACAAAGGGGGGGCCCTGCCAGGGCGACGGGTCTCAGAAGCATAATTACGGTTATCCTTCTCTTTCCCCCCTCCCTGATCTTCCCCAATTACTTCTAACCGATGAGTTGATAGGCTCGTTCGCCTATGCAGCTCAACCTTTTCCTCCATCACACGCCTGAGATTGAAGCACTGCATCGGGATCGCAAAAAATATTCCGATGCCATCCTGGCGCATGAAACGCAGCTCGCATATCACTACGACTGGCAGATGTTTACGTGTTGGTGTCAACAAAACAGGCGTCTCGAATTCCCTGCGGACGCCGAGACTCTCACCCTGTATTTGACTGACATGCTGCGCTCCGGCGCAAAAGTTTCGAGCACGCGGCGCCGGTACCACGCGATCGCTCACTATCACCGGTCTAAAGGCATCGTTGACGGCTTTGCCAAGACCGAGATCCTGAATCTGCTGCTCGGCGCACAACGTCTGCGATGCGAAAAGCCGCGACGCCGGCGGCCGCTTACGATCCCGAACCTCCGCTCGATCTCCGAAGCCCTTCTGAAAGATGATTCCAGGATAGCCATCCGCGATCGTGCGGTTATGCTGCTCGGGTTTGCATCGGCCCTGCGCAGCGTCAACCTGGCGGGGTTGACGCTGAGCGAGGTTGATTTCTGCGCACAAGGGTTGATTTTGACGATACCAAAAGAGAAGCAGGATCAGGAAGGACGGGGACGACTGATCGGCATCCCGACCGGAAAGTCGGAGATCACCTGCGCGGTAAAGGCGCTTCAAGACTGGATCGCAATCCGGCCCGGAGCGCCAACACAGCGGCTCTTTGTCGGATTCAATGGCCGACATCACTATCGGCCGATCGAAGCCGAAGGCATCCGCAAGATCGTAAAACGCTGCGTAACGCGAATCGGGCTCGATCCGCGTCCATATGGTGCGCATTCGCTGCGCTCGGGCTTCATCACGGCCGCCGGCGAGGCCAATATGTCTGATTTGTTGATTGCGGAGCAGACCGGCCACCGAAGCATGGACACGTTGCGGGATTACCTGCGCCGGACCAACGTCTTTCGGTCCAATGCCTGTGCCGCTCTGGATCTTTGATGCTACTGGTGGTACGAACGGTATGCATAGCTCCACTTGCAAGTTCGGTAACGCAGAGTACCTTGTAATGTGCCCGGTCGTGATGGTAGGATGAGCCATCTATTTCGCACGAAGTCGCCGAGGAGGCCCTGGGAGAGAGGGTTAAGAGCTTTGGCGAGCCCTTAACGGTATTCCCTTGACCCCAGGTTTCTCCCCGGCGCTTCTTTTCAATCTGTTCCAGGTCCGGGATATCGGCCTTCATCATAACCCCGCTACTTGAAATCCGCAAAATCCATTTTTGTGGGGGTCACGAGCGGATCCTCGTGTATTGAGGACCACCTATGGTATTTTCTATTTGTTTAGCCACTATTTATTGCTGTGATGTTGCGCAAGGCTAAATCAACCCCCAAAACACACTGGAACCAGCGGCAAAAGCTGGTGGAAGAATTTATCGAGCTTGACCGGGAGATTGACGCGATCAAGCCAAAGCTACTCCGGCACGAGAAGCTGAGAGACCTCATTTTGAGTTGGCATTCAGAAATTCCTCCGGAAGATGAGGTTACTGTGTCCGGCAAAAGTTGGGATATTCTAATCACGTGTCGAGACAAATTGCGTACCGTCACACTGGACGGCCGAAAGAAGCTGTTCCGGATCTGGGGGGCCAGGGATTTCATCGCTAAGGCCAATGTGTTCCTGAAATCCCTGTCGGACGATGAGTTGGGCCTGTATACCGTTCAGGCTATGACCGGCCCGCGGCATCTGCATGTGGTTGCCAAGGGTTTAAAGGCCGCCCGTCCAGCGGCATAGACGTCTCGCGGAGGAGACGGGATCTAAACTCTCTCCGGCCTCGTAATAAGTCAGGGAGAACTGTGCTTCGGCCGCGTGAAAACCGTATTCCGGTCACGGCCGGCCCGAGGCTTGTCGAGATGGCCGATCCTTCACGGGTGCAGGCGCTGATGCGCGGTAATAACGTGAGAGTCATTCTCCGGCACAAGCGGACGATCGTAGAACTGCAGCTATTGAATTATGCGGATGAATCCCGCGTACCGGCGAAATTAGGGAATCCACAGAGTTTTACCACACGAGCCGAAAACGACTCCAATCCGCCCCACATTCTCACGTTTAAGAGACTTTTTGAGTTCCCTTACAGCGGGGAACGGGCGGGGTCGTTGCTGGTGGATGATTAATTTCCCTCTCCCGGGAATTGTCATGCTTGGTAACGGCCCCGCGATGAGGTAATGCCGCAGAAAAAGCGGAAGGACACCAGGACCACGCCAGAGCGGATGCGGGCCATGATAAATGCCTATGCCGAGACCTGCAATATTGTGGCGGCGTGCAAGAAAGCTGGCATCGCCCGCATGACGCATTACCGCTGGCTAAAACGGCCCAGATATGCCGCGGTCTTTGAAAAAACAAAGCGGCTCGCTGCAGATTATCTCGAAAGCGAAGCAGTCACCAGGGCAACTAAAGGATGGCTCGAGCCGGTCTACTATCAAGGATCGAAATGCGGTGCGGTTCGCCGGTTCGACGGAGGTCTGATGCAGTTCCTGCTGCGGGGCATGATGCCGGAGCGGTACGGATCGAAGACGGAGATCTCAGGTCCGGCCGGCGAGCCGATTCAGGCCAAGATCGAAGTCGTTTTCGTCAGGCCCCAGGACCCACAATCAGACGTCTGAGACATGTCTAAATGATGTCTCCCTCTGTAGCGATTCCGGAGCTAAGAGCAAAGGCTCTCTTCCCGGAAGCACTCGATTTTCTCTTCAGCAAAGCCGCCTATAAGGTGGCATACGGCGGCCGCGGCGCCACCAAGAGTTGGGGATTTGCGCGAGCGCTATTGATTCAGGGCACGCAGGCAAAGCTCCGCATCCTTTGCGCCCGAGAGACGATGAAGAGCATTCGGGATTCCGTCCATCACCTGCTGGAAGAGCAGATCGAGAATCTGAATCTGAAGGACTTTTATCGCGTGGAGCAGAGCGCCATCTATGGCTCCAATGGCACCGAGGTGCTTTTCAGTGGGCTCAAAGCAAACATAGACAACATCAAAAGTATGGAGGCTATCAACATCTGTTGGGTCGAAGAAGCCCAAGTAGTCTCAAAAACTTCCTGGGACAAATTGATCCCCACGCTATTCCGGGTGCCGGATTGCGAGCTATGGATCAGCTTCAATCCGGATCTGGAGAGCGACAATACGTACCAGCGGTTCGTAGTGCATCCGCCTTCTGATGCCGTGGTTGTGAAGCTGACCTATCGGCACAATCCATGGTTTCCGGATGGTCTGCGGCGTCAGATGGAAGCCGCGCGCCGCGGGGATCCAGACGAGTTCGCGCACATTTGGGAAGGCTCCTGCATCAACACCCTAAGCTCCGCAATCTATGCAAACGAATTGCGGGCGGTCGACGTGGAGGGCCGGATCAAGCGAGTTCCATATGATCCCAGCAAACCCGTGGATACAGCGTGGGACCTGGGCTTCGGGGATATGGTGAGCATTTGGATGTATCAGTATTTCCCGATGGAAATCCGGGTGATCGACTATGAGGCCGGCGTCAGGCTACCGATCTCTAATTACATCGCAGTATTGCAGCGTCGTCCGTACATGTGGGGCACCGACAACCTGCCGTGGGATGGGGGCCTGGGGCAGCTCGGCACCGGCAAATCGATCGCGGAACTGATGAAAGCAGCCGGCCGTAAAGTAAAAGTCGCGCCGAAGCTCCCGGTGGCAGATGGCATCAACATGGTCCGCACGATTCTCCCGTTGTGCTGGTTTGATGCGGAGAAGACTACAGAGGGAGTGCGCTCGCTACGCATGTACCGCTACGGCGAGATGAAAAGCTTTGAAGGACCAACTCGCGAACCAATCCATGACGTTCACTCACATCCGGCCGATGGATTTCGAACCATGGCCGTAAGCATCAGAGCACCACAGAAAGAACGCGAGAAAGAAAGTCAGAAGCAAAGAGCGTATGCGAGTCCCTGGAGCTAACACAGAAGGTGGCTCACCGGATGATCTCTTCCCGGAGAATGAATTCGATCTTTCGATGACCACGCTATTGGGTAGACAGTGTCTCGGGGCTCGGGACCTCATTGCAGATGAGGCTTTTCATGCAGCAGGATCCCAACAGACCGGATAAGCATATCGATCCGAAAAGCAGGAATCGTAGGAAATGAGGCGCGCATCGTGATCGGCAGCCAGATGGAATTAATGCGGTTGAGTTTGGAGGTCGGTGTTTTCCTGCGCATGCACGAGATCAAGAAGCGCAATGGCCCTTCCGATTTCGACTTCAAGCGTGCGTGCCAGTTCGGTTCCGTGCTTGCCACCAAAGGCGACGTGCTGCAGTACGGTTCCAAGAAGAAAGGAGAAGCTGCCGATCTGATGGCTGGCCTGATCGACGCGGTTGCCATACTCGCTTTTTTGCCCGGTGGAATCGACTTCCTCGGCCTGCATTGGGAGGCCGGGAAATGAACGCAGAGGAAATCTCCGCCATCGCAAAGCAGGCAGTGAACCGCAGCATGTCGCGTATCTCCATCTGGTGGCCGGAAGACCGGGAGGACGCACAACAAGAGGCTGCGCTGGCGATCCTATTGGCTGCCCGGCGTGGTCTCGACAAAGACCGCGGTTATTATTTCGGCGCTGCTTGCAAGGGAGTCTACTTGTGGATTCGTCTCTGGCTGCGGCCGAACCGCCATACCTTCCCGCTGCTCGCCAACGTCGAGGAGTTGCTCGCCGCGCCCACGACTCTCGGTGATGCGATGCTGCGGCATTTGGAATCGCTTGCCCCCTTGCTGCGCGGATTGCGAGTGAAGTGCTCTGCAAGGGCGGAATCCGATATTGCACTGGAGGTGGAGTACTGCCGGCTGATGATCGAGGGCTACCGGATGGAAGAGGCGGCGCGCATTCTCGGTCGGACACGGCGCAATACCTTGGCGCTTCGCGCGAGAGTATTGCCCAGACTCCGGATGATTGCCAACAACGAGAAGCCCGAGGCACATTTTGCTAAACCGGGTCCGGCTTCACTCGCGGCGCTGCGGCGGACCGAAGCAGATCCGGAAGCCTTGCGGCGGCGGAATGCGGCCATCAGCGCCGCGAAACGAAAGGCCACCGCATGAATCACAACGAAAGGAGGGCGCGGAGAATAGCCAGAGCAATCGTCCGAGCACGGCCCTTACGGAGCACACTACATCTGGCCGATGTGGTGGAGCGGGCCGCGCCCAGGACGGCTAATTTCCCCGCGACCGTCCGCAATCATCGAGTTCAATCCCCAGGCTGAACACCAAACAGGAGAAATCAATGGCTGAAAGTTACTTCGCAAAAATTACTCCGATCGCAGGCCCAGAGAGGCCAACCGATCCAGACTATGGACTTCCCGGCCCCAGGCCCACACCCATGCCGCCGATCGCCATACCGCCCCTGCCGCCGGGCTTCGTGATGCCGCCGATCCATCTCCCGCCCGAGATCTGGCCGCCGCAACCACCTGTCTACCCGATACCGCCAATCTTTATCCCGGGCGGGCCGGACAATACGCTGCCGGGGACACCGGGGACACCGGGGACTCCCGACAACTCGCTGCCAATGCCTCCGGCTACGATCTGGCCGCCATTGCCGCCCGGAAGCGGGATCGCTGGCAAGGGCCTGGCTCTGATCTGGCTGGTGGGCGTGGGCTACCGCTGGCTGGTAGTGCAAGGACCCGACATTTGGCCTCCTGTTGCGCAACCCAAATAAATACCTCACCAAGGTCCGCCGCAGCCTGAGATGCTGCGGCGGACGGGGAGTCGACTATGCCCGATGTGAAGTTGTCGCAGTTCAATACCGTGACTTTGCTGGCCAACACCGTCTACCGCCTGGTGACGGGGGCGCCCACCGCTTACTCTTACTCGGTCATTAACCTTGGACCGGGCATACTGTATCTGCGCGCCGATGCGGACCCGGGCATCAATGATCCGTATTCGGAGACGCTGCCGGCATTGACGGCCGATAATCAGATCCCGGTGGCTAACGGAATCCGGGGTTTAGGTGTATTGGCAGATCAGGCCGGCGCTATCAGCGTCCGGCTCGGGAGTAAGTGATGGGCGGATTCGTTCCACCCGGCGGGGGCGGCGGATCGCAGGGGCCACCGGGACAGGGTGTCCCGACCGGCGGCGCTCCCGGCGAAGTCCTCACCAAGGCCACCAGTGCCAACTACGACACGATCTGGCGCATGCCGGTAGCTACCGTCTTCAACTTCACCACCCAGTTCAGCGTGCTCGGCACCGAAGCCAGCGGCGCGCGCCTGCCTGACATCGTTATCCCAGCCGCTTCCCTGCCGCTGAATGTATTTAGTTGGGCGGTCGAAGGCAGTGGTTATGGCACCTTTTTTGCCACTAATCGCGGCCCCGGCGTCACTGGCTCTCCCACCGGCAATTTCTATCTCGATATCTGGGAAAGCGGCGGCTGGGTGCAAACCGCCACTCAAGCCTTTACTAATCTGGGGAACCCCGAAGCCATCATCATCCGCAGCACTCCCACCTCACCGGGAGGCACCAGGGTCTTCACTTACGACTCAGCCGTATTGGCCGAAATCCGCTTTAGCATGCGGGTCAATTCCGCGCCCACTACGGCTTACACCATGACCATCGGCTTACAGGGCCTGATTGTCGGCTAATTCACGGAGGCTTGCGATGCCCACCAAGAAACCACCCACTGAGCCACACACGGTAGCGCGGATTCCGGAAGGCGGAGCTAAGGGCGATGTTCTGGCCAAGTTGACCGATGAAGTCACGGCGGATGATTTCAATACGGCATGGCTGCCGAAGGGATTGCCTACAGGCGGAGCCACCGGCGAAGTCTTGACTAAGACCGGCGCCACCGACTTCGCTGCCGCATGGCAATCCGCCACGGGAACTCCAGGACCTCCCGGCCCAGAAGGGCCCGCTGGTCCCCAAGGTCCTGCTGGCGCGGATGGTTCGATAGGTCCCGAAGGTCCTCAGGGTCCAGTGGGTGCAGAAGGGCCGCAAGGGCCAGAAGGTCCGCAAGGCCCACAGGGAGCCGATGGAGCTAGCGGTCCCGAAGGTCCCCAGGGACAGCCTGGAGCCGACGGATCCCAAGGTCCCGCCGGTCCTGAGGGACCGCAGGGCGCAACTGGAATCGGAGTACCGGTTGGCGGGGCCGTGGGAGAGGTGCTCACCAAGACCGGTAGCGCCGATTACATTACTGGATGGCAACCCCCGGCCGGCGGCGGCGGGATTCCCGAACCGCCCAGTGATGGCGTGCTGTACGGGCGCAAAGATGCGGCCTGGAGCCCTGCAGCTACACCTGCGGACCTGAATCGGTATTTGCCTACCGCTGGCGGCACCGTGACCGGGCCCTTGCTTCTAACCAGCGTTCCGGTACAGCCGCTGGAAGCCATCACCAAACAATACGGCGATGCGCGCTATGCCCTGCGCGACACTACACTCTCCTACAATCTGGCTGTAGTCACTCCAGCCGATGCCAGTCTGCCGGTAGGAAGCACCATGACCCGCATCTATCAGGGGGCTCCGATCCGCCTGGGGCGCGGCGGCGATTCCTGGCTGGAAATGATTGTCACGGCAGCCTTCTCACAGGCTGCTGCGGTAGGTGCCGAATGGTTGTTGGCATGGGACATCAACGCCACGCCGTTGATCGACATCGCCAATACCAGCACCTTCCATAAGAAGACGTGGAACTCCTCCAGCGGAATCAATCATGTGAATTTCAGTCTGATGCTGCCGGTTTCGGGAGAATATCCGAATCTGGACATTCAGGGACTTCCGCGCAGCGGGCCGGAAGCCGTCAATTTGACCAATATCAAAATTATCTTGATCGATCAGGGGCCGCGATGACCGAACCGAAGCCAGAGGATTACGCAGAGATTCTCCGGAAACATTACGCGACTATCAAGCGGCCTGACGGCAGACCACGCTACCGGATGAGTGAACGGAACCGGCGAAAGATCGAGCGGATCCGCCGAAAAGTAGCCGAAATGAGAGGTGGATTGTGAGTGGGGCTCATTACGTAGAGCCCCTGCGGTTACGAACCGCACGCCCCGCCCGTGCGGAGAAGCACTGCAACGGAGATTTATTTCTTGTGGTGTTCCGCTTCGTGAAGCTTGAGCAGCATGGTCATGTGCTCGAAGCCATTATCGATTTTTGCGTCTATATGTTTTTCAAATGTCTGAAAACGTTGATCGAGTGCTGTTTCAAAGGTCTGAAAGCGTTGATTGAGTGCTGTTTCAAAGGTCTGAAAACGTTGATCGAGTGCTGCGAAACGGTCATCCATGCGCTCGTTCCCGGAAGCGATGGATTCATCGATCCGTTTATTGGCATGGATCATCGCAGCGATCGAGCCGATCAGGCCCAAAACCGGGAAGGTAATTCCGATGATCAAAGTCAGAATTTGTGTGTCAGTCAAAGGTTTTTCTCCTGCCGGTTCGTATCCAGCATTTTCAGTTTAGCAAGGAGTAAGCAGTGGCAGACTTAAAAACCAGCTCACGCAATAAGCTTCCGGACAGCAAGTTCGGATTGCCGGGATCCCGCAAATATCCGATGCCTGACCGTAGTCACGCCGCCAACGCGAAAGCTCGAGCCACCCAGATGGTAGACAAGGGGAAGCTTTCGCCATCTACCGCAGCGAAGATACGCGCCAAAGCCAATGCGATGCTGAGCAAGGCTTAAAACGTGCGAACCATCGCAGAGCAGAATACGATCACGCGGGTGCTGAAAGCGTGGGGGCTGGGAGGTCTCGACGATGCCGAGAGCGTTCACCGCATGGCGTACCTGGTGCAGGATCATGATCATTTCGGTGAACTCCTACGGGCCTGCGAGCCTGGGTTACGGCGGGAGATGTACGAGGCCATGAGCCCGTATTTACGATTCCCGGCGAAGCCTTTAGAGGATTACAATATCGCAGCCAAAGAGCACGCCGCGGCCGCCGAGTTCCCTTTACTCCATACCAACGGGACGCTGCAGCCGTACATGACGCCGTCGATTCAAAGCGGGGGCGTGAATTTCCCAAACGTTACCATGCGGGTCCGGTGCGTGCACTGCGCGCAGGAAGCCTATTTCAGAGGCGACCGCAAGATAGATGCGATTCAGCAATTGCGGGAAGCCGGCTGGTCCTATGACGAAATCGCTGGCACCAGTCTCTGTGCGGAGTGTCTCGATGCCTTGGACACGCAAAGCCGTCAAGTTCCTGCTGAGTAGCGGCTCTCCGCTCAGCAAGGATCAGAAGAAAAAAGTAAAGGGCGAGCTGCACGCCGATCCTTCCCTCGGTCACGCCAAGAAGGGCTCCAAGAAAAAATAATGGACACGGCGTATAACGACTCCGACCGGCGCCCGTCGCGGGCCACAGTATCGGAGGCCGATCAAGATCTTTTGGATGAGATCCGGGACCGCTATAAACAGTGGGACTCGGAATGGAGCCGGATCCGCGATGAGCGCAATACCGACATCCGCTACATATGTGGCAACCCGTGGACCGACCGGGACCGTAAAGCGCGGGAAGACGCCGGCCGGCCGTGCATCAATCATGACGAGCTGAACCAGTATGTGCATCAGTGCGTCAATGGCGTGCGGCAGAATAAGCGCGGCATCAAGGTCGATCCCAAGGGAGAAGGCAGCAACGATCAGACCGCGCTATTGCGCCAGGACCTGATTCGCACCATCGAAAATGACAGCAACGGGCCCAGCGTTTATGCCAAGGCATACCAGGATGTCGTCGAGGGCAGCTATGCGTTTTTCCGCATCTCCCGCCGCTACGTATGCAACGATGCCAACATCAATTCGCCCTCGATATTCGATCAGGAAATCGTCATCAAGCCGATCGCCAATCCCAACAGCGTGCTGTTCGATCCCCGCTGCAAGGAGCCGGACTGGAGCGATGCGCGCGGATGCTTCGTCATCGAGCGGATCTCTAAAAAGGAATTCCGCCGGCGTTGGCCCAAGGCCGAGGTCACAGATTTTGACTGGCAGCACACCCAGATCGCTACCGACTGGATCATGCAGGACGACGTGATTGTAGCGGAGTACTGGCGGGTAGAAGTCAAAGAGACGCAAAAATACGAACTCGAATCAGGAGAAATCGTAGATTCTCCGAAAGGACAGCGCGTAGTCCGCAAACGCAAGGTCCCGGTGAATCAGGTCATGCAGTACGTCACCAACGGGATCGAGATTCTGGAGCGCAGTGAAGAGCCGGAGCCGGGAGCCATCATTCCGATCATTCCCATGATCGGCCTCGAGCGCTATGTGGATGACGGCGGCTTCAGCCGGCGCGTCCTGTTCTCATTAGTACGCCTGGCGCGCGATCCGCAGATGTCGCTCGCCTATCTCAACTCCCAGGAGATGGAGGAAGCGGGATTGAGCCCCAAGACGCCCTTCATCGGATATAAGGGGCAGTTCGACAGCAGCCGGGAACAATGGGCTACGGTCACCAAGCAGCCTTACGCATTTCTGGAATCGGACATTCCCGACAACTGGCCGGCCGGTCAGATCCCGCCTTTACCGACCCGCGTACCCTTCACGCCGAATTTTCAATCGTACGAAGTGGCGAAGGATTCCTGCCGGCGCGCTATACAGGCAGCCATGGGAATCACGCCTCTACCTACGGCGGCGCAGCGCAATAACGAAAAATCGGGTATCGCCTTACAGCGCATCGAGACGCTCGAAGCTATCGGCTCCTATCACTTCGTGGATGGATACGACCGGGCATTACGGCTCGCCGGCAAAGTGATCGATCAGTGGATTCCCTCGGTTTACGGCCGTCAGCGGACTCTGCAGATTCGCAAGCCGGACGACAGCTACCGCCAGATCCAACTCAACACCGAAGAGCCTTATCCGGATGTAAAGACGGGAGAGCCCGTGCAATATCCGGTGGAGCAGGTCGATCATTCGACCACGATTTCGACGGCGCCTTCCTACGCTTCGCAACGGGAGGCCGTGAGCGATTTCCTGGACGGGTTGATCGGACAATTGCCGAACCTTCCCATCGCTCCACCGCAGGCGGCAAAGCTATTGGCTCTGGCCATCCAGATGAAGGATATGGGCCCCAAGGGAGATCAGATGGCGGAGATCATCTCTCCCACTGACGGCCAGGATCAGGGCCAGATGCAGCTCCAGCAGGCCCAGGCGCAGAGCCAGATGCAGCAGATGCAGATCCAGCAATTGTCGGCCGCGCTACAGCAGGTATTGATCCAACAGCAGGGCAAGGTGATCGACAACGAATACAAGATCGCCATTGAGCAGATGAAGGCGGACACCAACGAATTCCTGCAGAAGATGAAATCCGATACTCAGATTGCAGTGGCGGAGATCGGCACCAAGTCCCAGCTCCTCAACGAACGGATTGCGGCCATTGATGAAGTCGAGAAACAGGGCCGGGAGCATCTGCAGGAACATGCCATCCAGCAGCAGGAGCATGATCATGAGATCGAAGTGCTGCGGCACGAATATCTGAATCAGGCTCTGGAGGCAGCTAACCAGCCGAAGCCTCCCGAATCGCCGCAGCAGTAAGGCTTAACTTTATGGCAGACGACGTACAAACACCGGTTGCGGAATCGTCACCCGCACCCGCATCGACTCCCTCCGCCCCGGCAGCGGATAACGGGACGATGTCGATTCCCAAGGACCCCAAGGCTTACGCCGAATGGCGTCAGACCGGAAAACTGCCGGAACCCAAATCGGAAGCCAAGCCGTCAAAGGACGAATCGGCACCGTCCAAGCCCAAGCCGTCAGAGGACGAATCGGCAACGTCCAAGCCGTCATCGGACGAGTCGGCACCGTCAGATAAGCGACAGGAACGCGGGAATCGAACCGAAGCCCGCAAAGAGGAGATCAACCGCGAGATCCGGGATCTGCTCGCCAGGCGCGATCAACTGCGGCAAGAAGTCGAGGGTGGCACCAAAAAGGATGTAAAGCCGGAATCGTCCCCCGAACCCGAGAACCAACGCCCGGTAAAGCCCAAACAGGACGAATTTGACTCCTGGGAAAAATACGAAGCGGCTCAGGACAAGTATCTCGAGGATCTGGCGGACTGGAAAGCCGCGCAACGGATCGAAGAGCATACTATCCGCCAGCAGCAGGAATCAGCCACCCGGGAAATGCAGAACCGTCTGAATGAGGCCAAGTCGCGCTATGGGGAGGAAGCGGAGCCGAAGATCATCGAAACCGCCCGCTCGGTATTCGATGACAAACAGGTGGCGCCGGCCATCAAATCGGCTCTCGGCAGATCCCATGTTCTGGTCGATGCCCTATATGTGATGGGCTCCGACCAGAAAGAACTTTCGGACTTTATCGATCTCGCCAAAAACGATCCCCTGGAAGCACTCCGCAAATGGTTCACGGTGGAGGCTCTGGTCAAGCAGGAGTTGGATAAAGCCAGCGCCTCCAAAGCCGAAGGCGCTACCAGATCCGAAAGCGCTACGCCGGCACGTGGAACCGATGGAAAGTTTCTTCCTGAAAAACCTGTCAAGACCAAGGACGCGCCCGCGCCCCCTACCGAACTGAACGGGAATTCTTCCCCGCCCGGTGATGAGCGGGTACGGGCGGCAGACCGCGGCGATTTTCGTGCGTTTAAGGCCGAGGCCGATAGACGAGATCTCGCCCGCATCAGAGGGCAAGGGTAAGTGGCTCAAAACAATTACGTCAACACTAGTTGGGTCTCGATGGAGATCCTGCGATTGCTGGTAAACAAGCTGGTTTGCTCGGAGTACTTCAATCGCAACTGGGAAAAAGATTTCAACCGGGAATTTGCTCCAGGCAGCACCGTACAGATCAAATTCCCGCAACGGTTCCTCACCGTGGACGGCATGGGATATGCGCCCCAGGGAATCAATCGCATCGCGACCACGGTCTCTCTCGATCAGTGGATTCAGGTCCCGTTTGAATGGGACGACTACGACAGAGCGGTCAAACTCGAGCGCAGCGAAGAGGAGCTGCGAGAGAACTACTGGACGCCCGCCGCGGCGGCGATCGCGCAGCAGATCGACTCGCGGGCGGCGAACTGGGCCCGTATCAACTCGAGCAACTACGTGGGCGTGCTCGGCACCGATCCCACTACCGTTCAGACCTACTACCAGGCGCGCGCTGTGCTCGAGAAAGAAGCCTGTACGCCAGGCAAGCGCTGCATGCTGATCTCGACCAACATGATGGTCTCGCTCGGCAGCAACATCACCAATATCTTCCACCCGGCGGATCAGATCACCCGCATGTGGAAGCAGGGCACGATCGGGATATTGGCGGCATTCGATTTCTATGAATCGAACTCGCTCTATACCCATACTGCCGGCACCTGGGCCGGCGCGGTCAACGTAACCGGCGCCAATCAGTCGGGCGGGCAACTGGTGATCAGTGGAACCGCGGGCGACATCATCAACATCGGCGATAAATTCTCGATTGCCAATGTGAATATGGTCAACCCGATGACTTACCGCTCGGCCGGCCCGCTGACTCCGAGGACGTTCACCTCCACCACCCAGATCACGCTCGCGGCCGGACCCAATACGATCTCGATTCTGCCGCCGATTTACGGACCCGGCAGCCAATACCAGAATGTGGACAGCCTGCCGGCGAATAACGCGGGTTTGACGCTCTGGCCGGGAACCACCGCGCCGAACGGCAAAAGCGGCACGGTCGGCTTCGGCCTGTCGCGGGAAGCGTTCGCGCTGGTGGGCGGCAAGCTGTATCTGCCTAAAGCCGTCGAATCCGCGGCCCAGCAGCAGGATCCGGAATCCGGCATCGCCATCCGCAAAGTGATTGCCTGGGATCCGGTACGATCCATGCAGGTCAATCGCTATGACTCGTTAATCGGGTTCGGCAACCTCTACCAGCAGAATGGGGTGTGCGCCGTATTGGGAGCGTAAGGAGAACCTATGTCAACAGCAGCAAATAGACTCTCGACGTTTTTCGGATTGCAGGATCCGCGGCTGCAATCGCCGTGCATGCCGATGGTCACCCCGGTGATCATCAACACTCCAGCTAATGTCACCTATACGCCGGCTCAGCTCATGGCCGGCATGATTTTGCGGGATTGCGGAGCCGCGGCCCGCAGTGATACGGTGCCATCGGCCGCCAATCTGTGTAACCAGATTCAAGGCTGCATGGTGGGGACCTCGTTTCAGTGGGAGCTGCGGAACACCACCGCGGGCGCGTTCGCAGTCACTCTGCTGGCCGCGGCGGGAAGCGGTGTTACCCTGAGCCCGGTAGGAACCAGCGTGGCGCAGGCCGGCACCAGAACCTACATGGTGGTCTTCACCAACGTGACGCCTGGCTCGGAAGCGTATACGCTGTATGCGTTAGCGGCGGGCACCTTCTGATTCTCCTTGGGGGTGGCTCAGGCGAGCCACCCCGATTTATTTATGCCGCTCAATGAAGCGGAAAGCTTCCGCTACAGCACACTGACCACCCAGCAAAAAGCCGAGGCCATGAAGTCGATCTACGGCCTCGCAGAAGGACCTACAAGCATGACTCCAGCCATTCCAGAAATGTCTTTCGAAGAGCGCATCAAGCTACGCCGGCTGCTTGATTCCATGGACCAGAAGGAAGCCGGCACCATGAAGGAATTCGATCTCAACAAGCCGCCGGTAGCGCCTTACGTGTACAGCGAATATCCGTTTCTGATGTATGACCACGAGTCCCGAACCATGCGCGCGGCCCGCAACTATGATGAGCGGCAGCAGATGCTGGCACAGGGATGGAGCGAAGAGGCATATCCCGCCGATCCGCCGGTTATTACCTTGAGCGCGAGCGATCGTGCCGAGGCCCAGGAGATCGACAAGCAGTTGGTCAAGAAGAAGAGATAGCCATGATTTCGCAGATTCCGGAGCTGCTCCAGGACGCGCTTGTATACGTTGGCGCTTACAGTCAAGGGCAGGTTCCCAACACCGATGATATGTCGCTGGCGTTCCGCACGATCAACCGTAAGCTCGATTCTCTCAGCGCGGAAAAACTATCGATGGTGGGGATGGCCCGGCGCAGTTATCCGTTGAATGGGCAGCCGTCGTACCCGTTTGGACCCGGCCTGGTGTGGGATGCGGTCAATCGTCCGATCAAGATCAAAGCGGCATCGGTGCTGGCAACCAATGGCGTCGAGATGGAGTGTCAACTGCCTACAGCCGATCAGTGGGCGGCGATTCCAGACAAATCGAGAACCGGCATCTATGTCGAGGCCCTGTTTTGGGACAATGGATTCCCTGCCGGCAATATCTTTGTCACGCCGATGCCGGCGGCCGGCAACTGCATCCTGTGGACCTACCAGGAGATTCCGGCTCTGCCGGCACAAACCGGGACGGTAGACCTGGCGCCCGGGTATACGGAAGCCATCATCAAGATCGCGGCCGCCGATTTGTGTATCGCGTTTCAGCGGCCGCTGACCGAGGAATTAAACAATGCGTGGCAGCAGGCCAAGTCGGTGATCGCACAGCTCAACGCGGAAATCTACAACGCGCCGATGCCGCCGCCGGCAGGACCCGGCCCGACCTCGCCTCCGGCCCAGAGGACCACGTAAGATGCTCTGCCGTGAACTGCTTTACATCGCGTTTCGCGAGGCCAGGATTCTGAAGCGGCCGCAAGCCACCGATTCGGACAATGAGTTGAAGGATGGCCTGATCTTCCTCAATCAGCAGATCAATTACTGGGCGGCCCGCAACTGCTATGCCTATACGACCAACTTCCAGGTGTTGAAGTTCACCCCGGGGGTCCACCCGTATTTGATCGGTCCGGGGTTGACGGCGCCCAATTTCGACGTGGACCAAAGACCGGTCAATATCGAATCCGCCAGCGTGATCCTCGACAACTCGACTCCCACCACGGACGTGCCGATCAATATCCGGGACAATGCCTGGTGGGCGGCGCAAAGCGTGAAGAATATCGAAAGCAACCTGGCTACCGATCTGTACTATCAACCCAGCTACCCGAACGGCGAACTTTGGTTCTGGCCAGTGCCCAATTATCCGTATGGATTGCGTCTGGAGATGAATGTATTCCTTCAGGAATTTCAATCGCTCGATCAGGCCTTCATCGCGCCCCAGGCGTATCAGGCCGCCCTCACGCTTACGCTCGCTGAGGAGTTGATCGACATTTGGGGTACGGAGATGCCTCCGAACCTTGCCCGCCGCGCCATGAAGGCGCGGGACGCGCTGCAATCGAACAACTATCTGGCGCCTAGGATCAGCAGTTCAGACTGGGGCACGTCATCGAAGAGTTTCGGGGACTTCAACTACATGACAGGCACAGTTCCTTCCGCTTAGGCGTTATGACCTTTGAACAGGAATTCCGGGCAACGCTGGTGCATATCGAAGAATCGCTCACCAGAATTCAACTTTGCGTACTTGCGTTGCGGCGTTTATCAGAGCGGATACAAATCACTCTTCCGGGGGAGAATTCTCCGCAGGAGAATCGTCCGGACTTCGACTACATGACAGGCGGGCCGCCAAAGGGGGAACATGGTTAGCCTACGTCTCATATTGCTGGTGTTGGCTCTGGTGGCGTTCATCGGAGCCGCGGTAAACGTACAGACCAGGATCAATCTCACCGGCCTCGGGCTCGCACTGTGGGTGCTTAGCCTGTTGATCGCACGATGATCGGGGATCTGTTGTCGGTATTCCTTGCTGTAGTCGCGCTGCTGGCGGCGGCGGTGGCGCTCGGAAAAGAATGAAGGTTGACCGTATCGCCGTCAACCCTTGTCCGGTTGCTTAGGCCGGAAGCGCCCTGCAAGCACAGAGAAAGCACTCACAGAGATTTAATGTGGTTTCGGCGATTCCATCAGCAACCGTTTTTCGATTTCAAGCAAACGATGTTCCACGTTGGCAAGGCGTTGCGTCGTGGTGGTATCGAGGTTGTGATTATTCGCTTCCAATTTGCTGAGCCGGATGCTTTGGTTTTTCGACCACGTACAGAAATCGCGCAGAATTTCGGTTTGCATATCGCGCATCCGTCCCATAAGAAGATCGAATTCGCATTTGAGCCATTTTTTATCGTCGTCGAAGAGACTCATCGGCTTTAAGGAATCTGCAATTTCTCTTTGATGCGGGCAACGTCCAATGCGTACCCGACCAAAAGCTGTTCGATGTGATCGAGTTTGCTTTCCAGTCGCTCCATGCGACGTTCCAGACTGTCGATGCGTTTTCCCATGTCGTCGATACGCTTTCCCATGTCGGTAAAGCGCCCGCTGTTGATTAGCAGGGCGACGATGGCGACCAATGTGCTGCCGCTGGCGCTAATAATTGCGGCTGTGAGATTGGAATCCACGCGGGGTTCTCCTGCCGGTAAGCCACCGGCTTAACTATTATGGCATCTCCGGCGAGTGTTGCCGCAAGGTTCGACGCTTTTACCGGCCCATCCAATACCTCCGTCTCGCCCAATATTACCAGCGAGTTCACCATGAACTGGCTTCCGGAGCGCAATCCGGTAAGCGTAAACGAGCAAGGCACACAGGTAACCGATAAAAATGTCAGATGCTCGCTGGTTCGCACTCCAGGTCTGAAGACTTTCACTACACTCCCTCTGGTTCCTGTCCGCGGCATATTCCCTGGTGAATACCGGCTCTTTGCCGTGGGTGGAGATCATTTCTACGAGATCTTCGACGATGCCTCCTTCGTCGATCGCTCAGTTCCCGGATTCCCGGGGGCTTCCGGGCAAGGACCCGCGGGAGGGCCCATCGGCAACGACGACCGGCCGGTACAGGGCTTTTTCAACGGTCCGCAGGTCTTGCTGATTTCCGCAGGCAAAGCATATTGCGACAGCGGCAACGGGCCGGTGCCGTGTCAATTCAGCGATCCTCTGACCGATTTATTGATCGATCCAGCGGACGACAAGAAACTGACCACCCCGACCGGCGGTATCTTCGATCAATCCGACGTCGGCAAGACGGTACAGATTACCGGAGGGAGCGGCTTCAATCTGATCGCACAGCCGATACTCAGCGTGGATACGACCGGCGCGGCAACCGGCGCGAGCGCATGGGGAATTGCAGGTTCAGGCCTGGGCACGGGTATTGAATGGCTGGGAAACATCTCGTTCACCGATCTGCAACTGGTCACCCCGAACGTCGTCCATTCTCCGTCCCGCGTATTTGGTCCCGGAGAGATCGGGCAAAGCCTGACCATTACCTCGGGTACGGGCTGGATTCCAGGCACATATTTAATCACCGGCCTGGTCTACGATGGGTCCGGCAATCCAACCGGAGATGCGATTCTGCAAACCAATGCCGGCACGGCCGGAGCGACCGGGGGCGTGGGCTCGATCCCCGAAATGCCGGTCACGGCAAGCCAGGGATCCTTTCTGGACGGTTATTTCTTCGTGGTGCCTTCCCCGCGCACGCGCACGGTATATTACAGCTCCATCCTGGAAGGCACGTTCTGGAATCCGCTCGATTTCTTCAACAAGCTGAATTACCCCGACAACATCGCCGCTCTGTATGCGGATCACCAGGAGCTCTACACCATAGGGGATCTCGAGTCGACACAGGTATGGCGGGACGTGGGAGATCCGGATAACCCGTTCCGTCCGGACCCAGGAGCGGTGATGCATCTGGGATGTCAGGCGCCGTTCAGTGTAATGCGCCTGGGAAACGGTATCGCCTGGCTGGGTGAGGACGTGCGCCGGGGAACCAGGCGAGCCTACCATGCGACCGGATACAACCCGGTGGTGATCTCGACGCCGGCAGTAGAGGCCACGTGGGCGCAATACGACGAAGTCAGTGACGCGGTCTCCTTCACCTATGCGGACCAGGGACACGAGTGCTGGATCATCAACTTTCCGGCTGCCAACGCCACCTGGGCGTATGACATGCAGACCGGCTGGTGGCATCAGCGCGGGTATTGGGACCAGACCATCCAATGGTGGGACCGCATCCGGGTCTGGGTGCATTGCGTGGTAGCGCTGGGCGGCGGCCGCGATCAGCATTACGGCGGGGATTGGGAGAACGGCAAGATTTATCTCATGTCCACCGAGTACAAGACCGACGACGGCTGGCCCATGGTGCGCCGAAGGATGGCGCCGCATCTCACCAACGAAAATATGCGGAGGTTCTACGCACGATTTGAGATCGACTGTGACCGTCTCGGTTCGCGCCGGATCTTTTGGAACCGCCTGGGCGCCGGCAGGGATCGCATCTGGCTGATGGATGCGATTCAGAACAGCGAAACCGCGGTTACGAGCCTGACGCTGGGGTATTCGGACGATCGGGCGCAAACCTTCCAGCGCATGTATACGCAGGACATCGAGCCCACCGTCGACGTCAACCTGGCGAACGCATACCTGAACTGGGCGGACGCCACCTGGCACTAAGGCCATGGCTGGCATCAATCGCAACAATCTCAAACAGACACCCATCCCGGTAGTCCCGCGGACGCTGAAGCTCGTCAATCCGGACGGGACCGTCACCCGTTCCGGTCAATTGCTGCTCGAGCAATTGCAGCCGATGGAGGGCGCGGGCGGGCCGTATATCCGGACGCTCGATCTGTTCGATGTGACGGCGGGATCTGCGATCGCGCCTTTTGTGCCGATCTACCGCACCGGACCGGGAGTACGGGCGATCGGCGTGCTCCGCAAGCCGATTACGGCAGACCTGGTAATCACCATCAGCCGCAATGCGGAGACCACCCCCTTATTCACTTTCACGTTGCCGGCGGGCACTGCCATCGCTACCGACGTGACGATGGATCTCTCCTCCATCACCTTTGAGGATCTGGATGTCCTGATCCCCAATATCCTGTCGTCCGATTCGAGCTCCGACATCGACGGGATCGCAACGTTGACCATCGAATGGAATCCCACGGAAGCAACTTCCGGCGGGAGTGGCGGTGGCGGTGGTGGAGGCGGAGGTGGAGGAGGGTTTGTAGCCGGAGGCGATCTTTCCGGCACTAATACCATCCAGAAAGTGATCGGGCTACAGGGAAAGCCGCTCGATCCCGCTACCGTAGGGTCTCCTGGTAATGGTCAGGTCATCACTTACGACTCCGCATCGGGAGTCTATAAGGCACTGGATCCTTCCGGCAGCGGGTTTGTCGCGGGCGGGGATCTGGATGGTACGTCGACCTCGCAGCGGGTGATTGGCTTGGTCAGTATTCCGTTGGATCTGGCCACGGTGGGAGCGCCCGCAGATAAGCAGATCCTGTCTTACAACGCCGGGACCGGACAGTATACGGCGATCAATCCTCCGGTTCCGATCTATGTCAACGGAGTGCTGATCGGCTGATATGCAGGCTCTCGCTTCTATTGCGGCAGCGTTTACCGGCACCGCAACCCCGATGCAGGGAGGCAGCGCCACAACTGCGGGAGCATCGTCTGTTTCATTCACCTTCGCCAGCACAGTGACGGCAGGCAGCACGCTGGTGGCATTTGCGGGGATCTCGGGAGCCACTCCATCCGGCGCAAGTGCAATCAGCGATACGGCAGGCAATACCTGGATATTGCTGAATGATTCCACTGAGACTGACGCTGAATGTGAAGTGGCGATGTGGTATGTGATCGGCGCGGTAGGAGGCGCGAACACAATCACGGTCACTAATAACGCTGGCCTGAGCTACGACCTTCAGTGTTGGGAGTATCCATCCGCCCTTTCGGCGCTGGATGTGTGGGGAGGGGGGGACAATTCCTTTACCTTCGACACCAACTCTCAAACGCTCTATGGAGATGGATCCGGCTCTGACGTATTGGTCACCACCACAAACGACACGGTTCTGGTAGGCGTATACAACCCGCAGGGCTCACAGTTTGAGTTTGCGGTTACCGCCGCAGCCAACCCAGCCATATCACAAAGTGCATGGATAAAGCGCAATCAGTCCCGTAATCCTACGGGAGCAACATCTGGCTTTTACGATGTGCCGGTTCCAGCCAATACAAAGCTCTGGATCACCGCATCATTACCCGCGCCGGTCTGCCCGTCAGGTGGTTTTAGCGGGCAACAGCCGGTGAGGATCTTTGACGGCATCTCCGGCCACTATGCCTTTCACCCGGACAATGGGTATACCACCGAAGCGCAGCGCCATCCATCCCCCTGCGGACCATTCGAGCATTACAACCCAGCGACGGATACCTGGGAGCTTTACACGGTGCTGGTTACCTATGGCGATACCATCACAACCCACAGCGATGTCTACAAATCGACCGATGAGGGCGTGACCTGGGCAAAAGTGGGCTCCTCTCCGATTACGCCCAACAGTCTTTCCTGGGCTCCTGCGGCCATGTGGGGCGACAAGCTCTATGTGCTTTGGCATCAGAGAGTATCTGGAACCGGCACAACTGCCGGGCTGTTTGTTTCCACCTTCAATATGAGTACGGACTCCTGGGTGAGCACGACGCCAGCGGCATCGGGAACCAATATATCCGCGACTGGATCTTTGTTCTTCTGGGAGTTCTGTGTTCCTGCGGAGGATGTGTTCATCGTTTTCTACAACACACAAAGGCCGTTCCCTCCCGCTCCGGAGAGCACCAACATCATGATTACCCGCTATTCCGGCGGGACATGGGATATCGCGACACTAGTGGCTTCGCGCCATGTGCTCTGCGGGCTCACACTGGATCTCTCTACTCTGACCGCATATCTATTTGGGGAGAACTGGACAGAGGTACTTGATAATCCTCCGCTGCCGCGCACGCTGCAGATGTGGACAATCACGGATTTCTCCTGGCCATTCACGGTCCCCACCCCGGTCGTCGTACAAAGCAATATTGAGATCGGCACCTGGAGCAGAGCGGGATTGTACCGTTATCCGACGATAGGACCAGTGACTAGATACCGGGGCAAGCTCTATCTGCCTTACAACCACCTCTATTGGTTCAACGGTTTTCCGTACCGGCGCAACCCAGCCTGTTACGTCTCGACATCTACGGGATTCATGAGTATCGATCTGGCTCCATATGCTCCACAGGGATTTACGGATTTTGAGGAGGCAGGTCCAGTCACTAATAATGTCTGGTCTCTCGTGATTGGAACCAGCTTGTATATCTTCTGGACGCAGGGCGGGAGTGCGCCGGCGCGGATCCGTTTCTGTGTTTCGCCAGACGGGAATCTGCCTGCTCCAACAACTGCGTTTTACGATCTCAACCTAAATATGCCTGCGAGCTATCAGGCCATGATCGTTCCCGACGAAACACTGTACTCGCTGGTGTGGGCACCATCCATCTCGCTGTTGTTCGGCGCACGCATTGGAATTATCTGCAATCTCGAGGATCCGATTCTTAGTGGCTATCCGCAGGCATGGTTTCTGCCGCTGACTCCAGCGGGTCCGATACCGCCTCCAGCGCAACTGGGGAACAGGTTCTACTGATATGGCCAATAAGTTTGAGCTGAATGATCTGGTCCCGGCTCCACCGGCGGGGAAGGTTAATGTCCTGTGGCAGAGCGATGTCAATGGCAATGTCTCAGCCAACGTGGATCCGCCGGGGACCGGACCGCCAGGACCGGAAGGGCCGCAGGGACCGCAGGGGATTCAGGGTCCGGCTGGTGCCGATGGCGCGCAGGGGCCGCCGGGGATTCAAGGCGATCCCGGGCCGCAGGGACCGGCGGGTGTGGATGGAGTGCAAGGTCCGCCAGGGCCCACGGGAGCGCAGGGGCCTACCGGAGCGCAGGGGTCGCAGGGACCGGCAGGGCCGGAGGGACCAACTGGACCAGAGGGGCCGGAAGGGCCTCCCGGGACCGGTATCGCCATTCAGGGCAGTGTGCCTACGGAAGCGGATCTGCCGCTGACCGGGAACCCCGGGGATGCGTGGATCGTAGAAGCTACCGGGCATCTGTGGGTCTGGGATCCCGATACCAATAGCTGGGTGGATGCGGGCTTGGTGCAGGGACCGCCGGGACCGGCAGGGCCAGCGGGGCCGCAGGGACCAACCGGCAGCACCGGGGCAACTGGGCCAGAGGGTCCGCAGGGCATACAAGGGCCGCCAGGAGCAGACGGAGCGCAAGGGCCTCAGGGTCCGCAAGGGATTCAAGGACCGGCAGGCATACAAGGCCCAGAAGGGGCACAGGGACCCAAAGGCGACACTGGCGCACAGGGCGCAACCGGACCAGCGGGCGCAGACGGAGCACAAGGGCCCAAGGGCGACACAGGCGATCCCGGGCCGCAAGGTCCAACTGGAGCTACCGGCGCTGATGGGCCTCAGGGACCAGCAGGAATTCAGGGTCCGCAAGGCAATCCTGGAGCAGATGGAGCCACGGGACCGGAAGGTCCACAGGGACCACAAGGTATTCCTGGACAGGATGGGGCACCTGGACCAGAGGGACCACAGGGACCGGCTGGCGCAACGGGGCCAGAAGGACCGGAAGGGCCTGCGGGAGCAACGGGCGCAACTGGGCCGCAAGGGGATCCAGGGCCTGCCGGAGCAACCGGACCAGAAGGACCCGCAGGACCAGAAGGCCCGCAGGGACCACAGGGTATCCAAGGCATTCCCGGGCAGGATGGAGCTATTGGTCCGGAAGGACCGCAGGGACCAAAAGGAGACACTGGAGATCCCGGTCCCACAGGTCCAGAGGGACCGGAAGGACCGGCAGGCGCAACGGGGCCAGAAGGACCTCAGGGTCCACAGGGTATTCAAGGCATTCCTGGGCAGGACGGAGCCACCGGTCCAGAAGGCCCTCAGGGACCTCAGGGAATCCAAGGACAGCCAGGAGCCGACGGCGCGCAAGGACCACAGGGCGATCCTGGGACACAGGGACCTCCAGGCGCGGATGGAGCACAAGGACCGGAGGGTCCGCAGGGCCCCATCGGACCGGATGGACCAGAAGGCCCGCAAGGCCCGCCAGGACCAATCATTCCAGCCACCACAACTACATTAGGTGGAGTCATCATCGGCTCCGGTATCAGCGTTACGGTGGATGGCACCATCAGCGTGGCGGCCCCTGCTGTGTTGAGCGTATTCGGCAGGACGGGGGCAGTTGTCGCAGCCAGTGGGGACTACAATGCCGCTCAAGTCACTAATGCGGTGGATCAGACCGGTAGCTATGCCGATCCGCCATGGATTATCAGCTTGGCATGGTCAAAGATCATAGGCGCTCCTGCGTTTATGACAGATCCGCTGACCACAAAAGGTGATCTGCTTGGACGTAGCGACACCACTACCACCAGATTGCCTGTAGGAACTAATGGGCAGGTACTGACGGCAGATTCGACACAAGCATTGGGCATCAGGTGGGCCACGCCTACAGGCGGCGGCGGGTCGCAGACCCCGTGGTTGCAGGATATCGATGGAGCGGAATACCAATTGAAGAATACGGGGAATGTGGGGATTGCCAATCCACTTACGGCCTTTCCCGTTTCTGCTGCAGCTTCCACTCATTTGGTTGTAGGTGGTGCCGGTACGGCGGGATTAATTACGGCGGCTTCAACCAATACTTCTGCAGATTCCTTAGTTGGCTCAATCGGTTTCGCCAATTACACTCTGGCCGGTGCGGACAAGCGTGTTGCAGCGATAAGCACACTGATTGGCACTACAGCCGATTCGGGAATAATAGCTTTCTATACATGGGACGCAGGCAACATAGGCGAGCGCATGCGTATTGCGGCTAATGGCTACGTGGGCATCAACACGAGCAATCCAGTAGGCATGTTCCAGGTGCGGGAAGGCGTGGACCAGAACCTCACATTCAGACCCACTGGGAACAACTTCACCGCAATTCAGGCCACTAATGATGCAGTCACCACGTATGTGCCGATGGAGTACGCCGCGAGCGTCCACGCTTTTACAAACGGATTTGTTGGTATCAGCACCATAAATCCATCCTGTCTCTTATCATTGGGAACGGGAGTTGCCGATCACAAGCTGGGCGTTTACGATGGCGGAACTGGTAATTGGTATGGCTTTGGGATCCGCAGCGGGATCCTGGGATACTTTACTCCCTCCACTGGCAGTCATACTTTCTATACTGGCGACATTCCTGCGCCGCGAGTGACCATTTTGAATACCGGTCTGGTCGGGATTAATAATCCATCTCCCGGTTACTTGCTTGAGATCACGGGAGGCAGAACCGTCGCCGATGCCAATAACGAACCGTACGCAATCGGACTACGTTATAACATCACATCTCCGATAACTTGGACCGGTTGCGATGTGAACGGTAATTTCCTATTTTCTAATACTGCTGGTACGCCGAATGTCGAGATTTATCAAGATGGGCAAGTCTTTATTAACCGGTCCACGATCTGGTCAAAAGGGCGGCAGATTGCCTGGAGCAACCGGATCGGTACGTCGTATGGCGATAGTGCAATTGAAGTCCGGCAGAGCAATGAGCAGAGCGGCGTAATCGGCAACCTGAATTATGCCCCACGAATTTCCTTCCATTGGCCTGGGATCAACGCCGTACAAATCGGTATCGCTGAAAATAGCGTGCTGCGCACCTTTGACAGCCTGGGAACAGGCTATGCCACCTTTGCCTGCGGCACTCTTCGAGTCTATGGTCCCGCCGCAATTGGTACGAATGCCCAAGTCGTACAAGCTGGTGATTTAAGTGTCTCCCGTGATAGTAGTCCGGGTACGGGAGCAATCTTCTTTGCCAATACCGGAAGTCATTTTCTTTACTATGATGGCGCGCAATTCGAAATAACTGACCCGATTTTGGTCAACGGCGCTTGCAATGTCACCGGCCCGGGGACTTTTCTACGCGTGCTCATCGGAAACGGCGCGGTAGCCGGGCTGGATGGCGACCTGAGTATCTCTCGCAACAGTTCGGTCAATACTGGAGCAATCTTCTTTGGCAATGATCTTAACAGATATCTGCTCTACAATGGAACTCATTTTCAGTTCCAGACGGCTCCCGGCGGCACGCTTTACATCAATGGACAGACAGTAATGCTGAACCCGCCCTCCGATATCCGGGTGAAGACGAACATCCGGGATCTGACAGGCGGGCTGCTGTTGATTACACGGTTACGGCCCCGGGAGTTCGAATACACGGGGATGGATGTCTTTCAGGGGCGGGCCGTGTCACTGATCGCCCAGGAGTTGCAAGAAGTTGCGCCACAAGCCGTACAAAAGCAGCACGCAAAGCTCCGCATCGAGGATACGGAATTTACGGAGCTGCTGACTTTCAACCCTACCGAAATTACGATGCATTTGATCCTCGCCGTGCAGCAATTGGAGCAGAGGATTAAGACTTTGGAAGCGAGAGTGAATTGATTAAAGAAACGGAGGAATGGAATTTATGGCTTTAACAGACGCGCAATCGGCAGCACTGATGGCGGATACCGAATTTACTGGCCGGGTGAAGGTGTCGGCGATCCGCTATGCGGATACCTTGACGATTCAGGCCGTGCCCGCTTCTTCTCATATTCGTCTGCTGGCCTATGCGGCGGAAACCTTTCAATCGCCAGCCGCGATGGCACAGAAGCTGGTGCCTTTGGTGGTGATGGATGCGGCTGTTCAGGATGCGGGGGCGATGATCACCGATGAAGCGCTGCAGGGCGCGGTAGAAAGTACAGTCAATAAGCTGTACAGCTAGGAGAGCGATATGGAAGACGAGAAGAATGCCAATGAAGTAGACCACTATCCGCTGGATGAGGCGGCGATTGAGTTCTTTGCCATCTGGAAGGCCCGCCGGGATTCCATCCAGGAACGGATGAACGGGGCTTTTGAATTGTATGTTCACCAGCACAACCTGAAGGGCAACTGGAAGCTGGCGGAGAACGGGAAGGAACTGGAGCGGATACCGGATGCGATGCCGGTACAACCAGGGAAATGACATTCCATCGGATCAAAGATCTGGACTGCGTGTACAAATGCCTGACGCATCCGTCCGTCTATGATTCGATTTGCGACGATTTCGCGCCGGAACCGGAGGACTTTATCCCGAACGATCATCCGGATATCTGGTATGTGGCCATCAATAGCGCCACAGACTTCGTAGGGATGTATAGTCTGATTCCAGAGAATGCCATATGCTGGGCCATTCACGTGGTGACATTTCCGTGGGCCCGCACGCGCGACAAATGGAACGCAGCGCGGGAGCTGGCGCCCTGGCTTGTGCAGTATACGAACTGCCAGCGCCTCACGGCGGCGGTGCCAGAGCACAACAGGCAGGCCATCATCTACGGCACGCACGGGCTCGGCATGCACATCGTGGGCCGGCAGGAAAAGGCGTTCCTGAAGGACGGAGTCTTGCGGGATTTAATCCTGTTGGGACGGCGGATATAGGAGGTTAGGTTATGCCTTCGTTGGTCACGAGCGTAATCGGCGGAATCCAATCCAGGAATGCCGCAAAGAATGCGGGCAAGAAACTAGCCGCGGGATATCAGCAGGCCGGCGAGACGGTCACCGGCGCCGTGAACCAGGTCAATCCGGAGATTCTCGCTACGGCCCGACAGGCCGGGGAGGATGTGATCGCGGCGGGACGCGAGGCCGGGCAGGGAGTCACGACAGCCGCGGAGCGGGGAATCACGGGAGCCACTGGCGCTGCGGATAAGCTGATGGAGTTGCTCTCGCCGTACATCAGTGCCGGCGGCACGGCCGCGGCGCAATTGCCGGAAGCAGCCAAGCCGTTTACCGCATCCATGATGCCGGAGTATTCGCCGGCCTATCAGTTTGAGCTGGCACAGGGCAGGCAGGCCGCTGATCGCGGAGCCGCGGCCGCTGGCCTCACTGGAGCTGGCGGCACGTTAAAAGCTTTGCAGCGCTATTCGCAGGATTATGCGCGGACGGGCTTCCGCAATGCCGCCGATATCTACAACACGAATTTCAATCGCCTGGCGACCTTAGCCGATCTCGGCCGAACGGCAGCCACCACGGGCGGAACAGCGGCACTGGATGCCGCAAAATATGCGGGGACTCTCGGCACTAACGCCGCGGAATACACCGGCACCATGGGCACGGGAACAACCCAGTGGGCCGGAACGCAGGATATCGGGGCACGAAATCTCGCCTCCTCGAATACTTTATCCGGCGCCAACTATTTGGCCAATGCGCAAATCGCAGCGAAGAACGCACTGGCGCAAGGCGACATCGGGGCCGCCAACGCCTGGAACAACATGCTGGGCGGCATTGGAGCCGCAGGCAATACCGCCCTGATGGCAGGATTCGGTGGAGCCGGCGGATGGAATTTAAGCAACATCGGCAAGAATCTGGGCGG